TGGACCATGGCCTGTCTGACCCCAGCACAGTTTAACGATCCTAGGAGTTATAGAGGTAAGCCGGGTGCTCTGAGGAATATAGTTTTCGCATCAGCGGGAAGATTTGATGCCCAGCGAACCAGAACAGCCTACGGAACACCTGAGTATTTCGTGGATAACATCGTCATAAACACTAAATTAGCACCTAACAAAGCTACAGGGCATACTAATTTCGTAGGTTTTGAGTTTGATGTCTACGAACCCTATAGTCTAGGACTGTTTATACAGAGTCTTCAGAGTGCTGCGATATACGCAGGCTATGCTTCTTATCTAGACAAGACTCCTTTCCTATTAAAATTAGAGTTTCTTGGGTTTAAAGACAACGGATCTATTTTTACTGCCACAGAATCATTGGCTAAATATTTTACTATCTACCTTGTCAAAGTAGAATTTACCTGCAACGAAGGCGGCAGCAATTACAAAGTTATTGCTGCCCCTGCGCATTATACCGGATTAGAGGATGGCAGCAATAAATTACCTGTCGATATCAGTATATCCGGAGAAAATGTAAAAGAGATGTTGGTCTCGGGCGAACGTAGCCTATGCACACAAGTAAACAGGATGCAGCAGCAGATGGTCATCGACGGCCAACGCCAGTACGCTGATATTATCGCGGTTGTATTTCCAGAAGATCATACAGATCCCGTAGGCCTTTCTACAGAAGATGAGTATGTAGAACAACTTAGGGCCACAGCCGACCCTAATAAGGAAGTACGTCAACCGTTGACCGGTCGAAACGGTCAAGAAACAGAAGATTATGGTTCGGGAGAAATCGGTAGATCGACTATGGGATTTGGCCCAACATCGGGAGGCAATTATCTTTATAATCTACCTAATGAAACCGTTGACGAGAGCGGAGTTGTTGTCAGAGATAGGATGAGGATAGATCCTAAACAGAGGCTGTTTATGTTTTCTAGAGAAGACAGGATTACCGAAATAATACAGCGTGTGATATTGGCATCCGAATACGGAGTCAAGGCAGTAAAGCCTGAGAACCAAATAGACGGTAGAGTAAAGTGGTTCAGGATAGATATACAGATGCAGCTACTAGAATATGACGCGATAAGAAACACTAGATCTAGGAAAATCATTTACAGAATAGTTCCGTACCTAGCCAGCGGTCATTTTTTTAAAAATCCTACTTCTGTAACCACTGGAGTAGACACCCTAAAGAAGATCGCAGCCAAGAAATACAACTATCTTTATACAGGTCAGAACAATGATCTATTAAAATTTGAACTGAAATTTGATGGTATGTTCTACACCGGACAACTGCCTCGTCCTCCTAGCAAAAACGCCAATGTGGCCAACAAAGACGTCCAGAATTCTGCTCCAGAAGGAACCCCCAGAGCAGAAATCAACCAAGGAGCAGCAGGAACAGCAGCGGTAGTGACCAACGGCACGCCGACAGCTTCGGTGAGACCAGATCCGGATATTTCTGTCACTTCTTTTTCAGGAGATAAAACTGTAGAACAGATGATCGCAGACAATTTTGCCAAAGCATTCTTAGAAGCTAGCAAAGATCTTGTTAATATCGATTTTGATATCTTAGGCGATCCCTTCTTTTTATCAGACAGTGGGTTAGCTGCCGCTTATTTCGCTGAAGCAGGGCCCAACGATCAGATCAATGCCGACGGATCGATGAATTGGGAAGGTGGACAGATTTTCTGCGAAATTAATTTTAGGAATCCGTTAGAACCTAACCTAGGATTAGTAGGACAAGGAGGACTTTGGAATTTTCCCAATGGAGTCGCTCCCAGTCCTTTCAGCGGACTCTACCAAGTACACGAAGTCATCAATAAATTTAACAGCGGTACTTATCAACAAACATTAAAAGCAATTAGAGTACAAGGTCAACCGCAGGATCTACAGTCTCAGGCAGCAGTTTCAAAACAAGAGCAGAAACTGTATGATACTGATACTATCGAGCCGGAAAAAACTTCTCCGGTGGGCGACGGTGCAAAAAACACATTCGATCCTTCTGGGCAATACGGATTCTCCGCATAAGGATATTAGATGTCAGTTGAAAAAAGAACTTCAGTAGCAAATACAACCGGCAAGATGGATGCCGGAGTCTATCTAGGAAAGATCATAGGATTCCTCGATCCTTCATTTATGGCAGGAATAGAAGTGACCCTCTTAAGAGAACAAGGAAACGACATAGGCGATCTCGGACAGACTTATACAGTAAAATATTCTTCTCCTTTTTACGGAGTGACAGCCTTTGAGTACATGGGGTTAAACAAGGCAGATTATAACGACACACAAAAAAGTTACGGGATGTGGTTCCCCCCATTTGAAATAGGCACCACAGTGATGATACTATTTGTAGACGGAAATCCGGCCGAAGGTTATGTTATCGGTTGTGTTCCGGGCAGGTTCATGAACCAGATGATTCCGGCTATAGGAGCGTCTACTGAAGTAGAACTCAGCGCCGCAGACAAAACCAAATACGACACTAACCAACCATTGCCAGTGGCCGAGGCCAATAGAAAAGCTAATGATTTAGAAAAAAATGATAAGATAGATAAGGTTAAAAAAGCAGTCCACCCTATATCAGACGCATTCTTACGACAAGGACTGCTTGAAGATGATGCTAGGGGAGCTACAACTTCGTCAAGTCGACGCAACGCTCCTAATATGGTTTTTGGTATTAGTACCCCGGGTCCCCTCGATCGCAGAGATGGCGCTAAAAAACAATTTATCGGATCTCGACAGGCTACTACACCTACCGCAGTTCCGGTAAGCAGACTAGGGGGAAGCACGTTGGTATTCGACGACGGCGACGATCGATATCAAAGAAAAAAACCAGCAGGTGATGGTCCTGTAGAATATGCTGACTTGTTAGCTGGAGAAAAAGGTGAACCGGATATTCCCTATAATGAATATGTAAGATTAAGAACCAGGACAGGTCACCAGATATTATTACATAATTCAGAAGATTTAATCTATGTAGGTAATGCCAAGGGAACTACTTGGATTGAGCTTACCAGCAATGGTAAGATAGATATCTATGCGGAAGATAGCATTTCTATCCATACTGAAAACGATCTTAATATTCGTGCAGATAGAGACATAAATCTAGAAGCAGGACGAAACGTCAATATAAAAGCAGTCGAGGGAGACTTTCGTGCGGAAGCAGGCGCTAATTACAAGTTGTTTGCTGGAGTCAACGGACAGCTGACAGCCTTAGCGGTTACGAATATAGTCAGCGGTGCCAGCCACTTAGAAACCGCTCCGATGATACACATGAACGGTCCACCTGCGGTGCCTGTGGTTCCTCTCAGCACCCACGACAACCCAGTTACTAGTTCTACTCAACCTTGGGCTAAAAAGAGATACAGAGTAGACGAACCGTTGAAGAGCATCATGCGACGCATACCTATGCATGAACCCTGGGTTTTACATGAAAATCAAGCACCAGAACAGTTAACACCAAATAACACGGACAGAGATGCCTAAGGAGATATCGTGGCAAAATTATACAACAAAAAATCAGTAGCGACATCAACAGCCAGCATAGGTGATATAGATCTCACTACATTTACCTACAAAGGATTTAACAGCGCTAATAACAAAACTAATTTCAAAAGCTACGACATTGATCTAGTGAAACAGGATTTGATCAACCACTTTTATATTAGAAAAGGTGAAAAGCTAATGAATCCGGAGTTCGGCACAGCCATCTGGGATCTACTATTTGAACCATTCACAGACGAAGTTAAAGATCTCATCACGAAAGACGTAGAAGCAATCATAAACTATGATCCTAGGATAGCTATAGATTCGGTAGTCATAGACTCTACTGATCAAGGAATCCGTATTGAAGCAGTACTGACTTATATCCCTTTTAATATCAGAGAACGGATGACGTTTGATTTCGACAAACAGAACAATATCATTATCTGAGCACATAATTTTATTAGTTAAATATACAGACATGGGATTTTATCGATGACCACTACGTCAAGACAGAGCAATTTAATATTAAATCAAGATTGGACTAGGATTTATCAGACATTCAGAAACGCTGATTTTAAATCCTACGATTTTGAGAATCTACGCAGGGTTATTATCACTTATCTGCGTGAAAATTATCCAGAAGATTTCAATGATTACATAGAAAGTTCGGAATATTTGGCTTTAATAGATGCTATAGCATTTCTTGGACAGAGTCTAGCTTTTAGAATAGACCTA